CGATAACTACGTCTATCGCTGTACTGTCTGCTTGCTGGTCTAACCCAGTAAACCTATTACCCTGTATGCTGATTCGGCGCATTATACGTCCGCATCAGGATCAAACGCTGTGGGGTCAAAGTCATCCACAACAGCTTCTTCCGTTGCTTCTTCCTTAGACGAACCGCCCTTTAACAGAGCTTCTGCAATACTCGCCAAAGCGAATCGCTGCGTTTTACCTACCTTGATGTACGTATTCTCTGGAATCACGCCATCCCTCACCCACTTACGGGTCGTGGATAATGACACACCAAAGTGCTTTGCGACATCTTCAATCGGAACTAATTGCTCCATCACGCTTTCCTTATTGTGAGTGCGAACTCTGCGTCTACGTTCAAGCCCTTTGGCAGAAGGTCTGGGTTCTCTTCCAAGAACTCCCGTACGTTCTTCTGGTTCAGGCGCTTATCCAAGAACTCAGGCACACCATGCTCAAGAATGAACTCGTGCATGTGCTCCCAATCGCTAGTCCAATACTTCTGCTTAACCGTACGGTAAAACGTACCAGCATCGGTCTTGACGCTTTTGATGTCGTTCTCTTTCAAGTAACTCAGTAGCGCACTCTTTATTTTATTTTGCTGATTGACTAGCTTGTCATCAGCCTCCTTAAATTCCGCAGATAGGCGTTCCCGTTCAGCCTTAATCTTGAGGTAAACCCCAGTCATCTTGCCTAGCGGCACACCGTCTACGTCTTTTGCATCAGCCATGATCTTCGTCCTTCCATTGCCGAGAAAGGTAATATAGTGGTAGGTAATGGCTTAATCAAGTATTTCTTTGTAAAGGTCGATAATTTTTGTATGTGTGTCTATTTTGTTATCTAGTAATGCGTACACACGCTTTTCTATGTGAGATCCTTGTAACTGTACCACTGTGCACTTATGGTCTTGCCCCGCTCTGTGGATGCGAGCGTTAGCCTGTGCGTATGTTTCTACCGAACTGGTTGGCCCCCACCATACGATTGTATTGGCAGCGGTCAGCGTAACGCCGTGTGCCGCAGCCTGCGGTTGGATGACCAGCACCCGTGGGTTGTCCGTCTCTTGGAACTCCTTGAATATGCGCGTCCGCTCTGTGGCACTGACAGCCCCACTAATGACTTCGGTAGGTATCTTGTCCTTGCGTAGCTTGTCAGTAAGTAGCTGGATCGTATGCTTGAACGGCACGAACACGAGTACCTTTTTGCTGGACTCGTCGATTACCTCACGCAGTACCTTGTATCGGTGCTTGATGTCGAACTCCACCACCTCTTTGTCATCGGTGTACACCGCACCAGAGCTTATTTGCAGTAGCTTGTTCATGTTGACCGCCGCTGTAGCTGCCGTGACTGTCTCTTCCGCAGCCTCCATGACCATGCGGTTCTTCAGTTCTTTGTAATACTTCTCTTGCTGACGAGTCAGCGGTACCTCACGGGTTGTATACACGATGTCAGGTAGATCAAGGCACTCTTCCTTGGTGAACCGTATCGCCGGTTGCAGTGCACTAAATACTGTCTCGGTGGCATCGGGCTTGGGCACCCACTTGAAGTTAGTCACTTTGTACATGACCTGATCGCGGAACGAGCCAAAGAAGCGTGGCACAGCTTTCGGGTTAACAAGTTTAGCCAGACCGTACGCATCCAGCGGACTCTGTGCAGCGGGTGTACCCGTCATCATCCACAGCCACGTATCAGGGCTGAGTAGCTTGTTGAGTGTCTTCCACCTGTCAGTCTGGGCATTCTTGTAGTGCGTGGCTTCATCTACAATCACTAGGTCAAACCCACCGTTGGCTATGGCGTCCGCCACGATTGCTACACCGTCGTAATTTATTATCACGAACTCCGCATCGCTTTCGATTACAGCGGCTCTCTTCTTTGCCGAACCATGAGCCACGTCTACCTTGCGGTGCATAGCAAAACTAAACAGGTCTTCTCGCCACGCCGAATCCATAATAGATAGAGGGCAGATGACCAGAACACGTTTGATACGGCCTTGCCTCATCAGGAAGTCCGCTGCCCAGATAGCACTAGCGGTCTTGCCTGTACCCTGCTCGTTGAAACAGAACGCACGTTTGTTGAGTGTCAGGAACCCTGCCGTGGTCTTCTGATGCTCGAACGGTTTGTACTTGCCCGTCCATTTATACTTACCTTCGATGGGCGATGGCGCTTTTATGTTTAGATTCTTGAGTACGTGAGCCTCGTCTACGCCCCAGTTAACCACCACACGGTTACCTGATAATTCCTTACTCTTTGGTATGACCTCGGTAACTTTCCGTGGATCACGTAGCCGCAGTAGCAGCGCCTTGTTATCTATTACTTTCACCACTAGGACTCCGGCTTAAATAGAACAAGTTGGTGTTTAGCCAAAGCATTCAAGAGTTCAAAGAAAGAATCTGCACCAAGCCCATTTATGTTATGTATATCTTTTGCAGTCCACTCAGCCAAGTCGCTTACATATTCAATGCCCCTACCCCCTAAACAGTTTCGTGTGCGTGCATTAAGGCTTAACTCCTGTATACGCATCTCTGTCTTGATTGAATTCATTTGTTCTCCGTTCTCCCATGCAAAAAAGCGCGAAGTGGGTGTCCACTACACGCGGTTAAAAACCCCGCCTTCGGTCACACGGACGGGAACGTGTGCAAAAAACCGCCTAATGACTATAGGAACTGCAAACCGGTAAGGCATCAGACGGCTGACCTAAAAAGTCCCGCCATACGACCACACCGGACGGGAACGGTGCCAACAGGCAGGAAGTGCCTTGGCCTAAACTGTTATCGCTAAAGTAAGAACTAAAGACAGTACGTTGATCGCCACGATAATGCCGATACCGACCAGTATGCCTGTCTTTATATCTTCCTTACTCACTGTCTACGTCGAGGTCTATGCCCCGCTTTCTTGGGCTTCTGCCCGTTACGGCTGCGATTAGCACTCTTGCTCTCTATACGCACGCCGTCTTTGTTGCTGCCACCCTTACTCAACATCTTGTTGTGGCTGACATCCTTACCTTCCCGCTTATCCGCTCTGCCATCTTTGTTAGCATCACGCCCTACCTTATCCATAGCACGCCTAGCACGTTGCCTCTCCATTCGGGCTTCGTGTGCAGGGCTACCCACTGGCGGGTTCTTCTGCTTCTTACGGTCTGCTTTGTTCTTGTACGGCATTAGTTCTTTCCGTTGTGCGGACATTCCAACACTGGGCACCATGCTTTACACAGTCCGCTGGGGTTGGGGTTCCACGTATCGTTCTCAAAAGCTGTTTCCATGTCGCTGTATTTACTCAGCCACTTAGTCCACATCTTCTCCTCTTCCTCTATGGTGTAGCGATCCCTTATCAGGTCGTTACTTACCACAAACAACAGCCCAGCCCGAACGGTCTCCACTTCGGGGTAGTGCTTGAAGGTAGCCAAAGCCATAAGCTCTAGCTGCCCTTTGTCAGCATATCTTGCCGACTTGCCGGTCTTGTAGTCAATCACCCATGCAAGGTTGTCCTCGCGGTTCAAGATCACAAGATCGGCAATGCCTCGGAACCAAACATCATCAGCAAAGAAGCTACACGCTTCCAGATCCTTGGTCAGTCCCATCTTGATCTCGCACAGCTTCTCGCCTTTCTTGGCGTTCAGTGCATCTAGCATACCCTGTGCGTAGCTAAACCGTGGGTCAAGTTCACCACCGTCGCGGATGTATTCTTCCGCAGCTTCGTGAAAAGCTGTTCCATACAACGTAGCCTCAGACTCCTTGAACGGGTACTGCTTGAGCACCTTCTCATGGTAGAACTGCTTAGGGCATTGCTGGAATGCCTTGATCTTACTGAACGACCACGGTGCTATGCTCATGGAGAATCAAGTATCAGATTTAATTCACGTAACTCAGCTATAAGTAGTGCCATGAGAGCGTGGTCAAATGTTATATCTCTATTGTTCATGACTTCTTGTACATATGTCGCATCGTCTATAACGGCATCAGCGTTGTCGCGTCGCACTAGCTTTCGCTGCTCTTCCCGTTCGTGGTAACTCATCATTCACAGTCTCCATATGCGTATGCCATACCACTCTCACATTCAAGTGGTAACCCCTTAGCCCATGTCGGGACGTACCTCATGCACTTCTCGACGTACCGCTGGGCTTCTTCTGCTTCAGACTCAGGTACACATGCGATAACTGAGTCGTGAACTGTTAGTACCGCTCGGTACTTATTATTTATTAGTAACATCTGATCGCCTATCACACAACGTGCTAAGGCTTGGCAGACGTTCTCTATCACCTTCCCACCGTAGATCCGCGTTCGGCCTCGGCGTGTCCTGTAACTATACTCCGTCCCCTGCGAGTTTTGCTCTCCCTTGAGATCCTCATAACGCATTAAGAGCTTAGAAGGTAGACGTATAGATTCCCGGTTTCCTATAACTTCAACCACACCCTTCTTACCAAACTGATAAGTTTCACCGTTCGCCATACGCGAGACCATGTTCTGGGCTTCTCGCCACACATGGCTGATCTTCCAATTCGCATTGCGGTAGATTTCGATGATACGCCGTGCTTCATCAAGTGATATGTCCGTACCAAATGACTTCAACTGCGCCTGAAACTTCACTGCACCCATGCCGTAACCAGCACCGAGGATCGTAGTCTTACCTACGAACCGCTGATCCTTCGTTATCTGGTCTTCGGGCACTTCATAGATCCGTGCCGCCATCTTGATGTACACGTCTTCCTTTTTACGGAACGCATCGGTCAAGTCATCCTGCCCAGCGAACCACGCCAACACCCGTACCTCAATCTGCGACGAGTCACAGTCTATAAGTATGTGGCCTTCAGGGGCGACGTTACTTCTCTTTAACATCTTACCGTTTGGCCC